CAGGCCTTCAAAGTGTGCCAGGTGCTCGCTGGTTTTTTCGTTGAGGCGATCTTGGATCGTTTTAACGGCACCAGGGGCTACAATTTTTTGTTCTGTAGCGGGTTCGTCGGGTATGTCGCTGTTGATGATTTCGTAGATACGGTCTTTTACATAGCCTAGTTCTTTTTCACGCAAAGGCATGCCCTGCTTGTGTGCTTTGATAAGACTGCAAACTGTAATAGGCAACAGCCGGTCGTTGCTGCGAATAAACCGGCTAACTTCATTTTTGCTGTAATGATCCTTCATCCAATCCGCAACATATTTTTTTAAGTCTTTGGCGCTGTAAAAATAGTTGTAATATGTAAAGGACTTGCGTAAATGGTGATCAAACTCTTCTTGCGTCATTGCAAGGGCTCGCTCTGTATCCCAAACTGGTTCACGACCAGTGTGCTTCTCATCAGCAAACAATGGATCGCGCTTTTTGGGTGCGGCTTTTTTGGGTGCTTTAATAGATTGTGCAAGTGCCACAGCAGACTCCTTGAGTTGTACAAAATATAATTATACTATTCTTTGGGTTTTTCGTCAAGTAATGTTGCAAACATAAGCCACCCTTGCAATTCTTGCAACTCTTGTTGCACTTTTGCTAACTGTTCGTTGTAGCGCACAGAGTGCCCGTATTTACGGCGCTCTACATTTAGTTGGCTTAATTTGGTTACACTTGACTCCAAGTTTCTATACATACGCTCCATTTGGCGTTTGTTAGTCAAGTTGTACATGGCCCATAGGTTGCGTCTAATTTGACTGTCTATTGCGGGCCAATCCGACAGAGAATTAAAATCACTCATAGTATAGTATATAGCACGACCTAATTTGTGTCAATTTTGGTGTCCGCTAAATACTAGATAACAGGAAAAGATTGTGCCAAGATTATCGCTTTGGAAAGACGGAGCTCATACTAACGATTACAAATACATGGACCGTAACATTAGTGAAATGTTTACGGTAGGTGGTACTGGTATTCTTGTTCACAAGTATCTTGGTACCACTGAACAAAATCTCTCAAAAACCACCAGCGGTGCACAAGGCACACCTGGTTCCACACTTGCATTTGCCAATACTTCGGACATTGATTTAGGCATGTTTGTGACTGCATCAGGTGTTACCACTGGAACCAAAGTGGCAGCAAAAACTGCAACAACTGTTACTCTCAGTGCAAATACCACTGCTGCTTTAGGAACTGGAGCGTCAGTAAAATTTTACACAGATGCAGCCAAGCCCAGTTATGTAAATCAATCTGCCTTGAACATTCAGGATTTACTGTTTTTAGAAAACAGAGACAGAAAATACGACCCAGATGTGTATAGCATGCGCGGTATATATCAAACTCAAGATATAACATTTGATCTTAGTCAATTTGGTATGTTTTTACAGACCGGAACATTGTTTATGGTATTTCATATCAATGACATGGTAGCCACTCTTGGTCGTAAATTAATGCCCGGCGATGTAATCGAACTAATGCATTTAAAAGATTACTATCCATTGGATGATAGTCTACCTGTTGCACTCAAAAGGTATTATGTAATCAGCGATTGTAACAATGCAGCCGAAGGTTATTCAGCCACTTGGTGGCCGCACCTATGGCGTGTAAAGATCAATCCGTTAACTGATAGCCAAGAATACAAAGATATACTAAATCAAATCAAAGTTGACAGCGATCCTATCACTGGCAACACTGGTAATGTCACGTTAGGCAATGTTTCTAGTATTATAAACAAATATATAGAAATAAACGATGCCATACTGCGTGAAGCAGAAACCAATGTTCCTTACAGTGGCTATGACATAAGCACACTATACGTTAAGCCAACTGACCCTACCGGAGGTCCTGGTGATCCCACTGGGGTAACAGCAGATAATGCAGACTACACAGCAGATGGTAATATAATAAGTCCAGATAGCGGTATCGTAACTCCCGATGCAACTGTACAAGGTTATCTAACTGGTACAGGTGGAGCACCAAACGGCTTGCCAGTATTCTCAGGCATTGCCTTTCCTAGTAATCCTCTAGTTGGCGATTACGCATTAAGAACAGATTACTTACCTAATAGATTGTTTAGATGGGACGGTCGTCGTTGGGTCAAGATGGAAGACAATGTAAGAACAACATTGACCCCTGGACCAAACAGTCAAACACTTCGCAGTGGTTTTATCAACAACACTGATACCTTTACCAATAACAGCGGTAATGTTTCAGTGAGACAAAGTTTAAGTCAAGCTCTAAGACCCAAGGCAGATAACTAATGGCTCAACAATTTTTTTATGATGCACAAATAAGACGGTTTCTTGTACAATTTATGAGAATTGTCAGTAACTTTGAGGTAGAGTTTGGTAAAAATCAAGACGGCACAAGAACATTGCAAAGGGTGCCAGTTTATTATGGCGACCCTAGTAGACAGGCTGCTACCATACTAAGACAAAACAGCGAAAACATAATGAACGCAGTCCCGGCTATGAGTGCTTATATAAGTGCGTTTACTTACGACCAAACTCGTGTACAAGAACCATACTTCGTAAGTAAAATGCAGTTGCGTGAAAGACAATATGACGCCGAAACTGGGTTGTACACCAATCAACAAGGTGATAGTTATACAATCGAAAGATTGATGCCGGTCCCTTACAATCTAGAAGTAAAACTAGATATATGGACCAGTAATACTGAACAAAAAATGCAGCTGATCGAACAATTGGCTGTGTTGTTTAATCCTAGTTTTGAAATACAAAGTACAGACAATTATATTGATTGGACCAGTTTGAGTTATGTTCAGCTAACAAATGTATTATGGACTTCAAGATCTGTACCAGCTGGTTCCGAAGAACCAATTGATGTAGCATCATTGACATTTATGATGCCAATTTGGATATCGGCTCCAGCCAAGGTCAAGCGTCTTGGAGTTATTCAAAAATTCATTGGCAGTATATATGACGAGCAAGGTGCATTTGACGAGAATACCGTTCTAGCTAATTTGGTATCTCGACGATATGTGACTCCGTTGGACTATGGGTTATTTTACTCGGGTAATCAATTACAATTACTTAAACCACAAGAATTAGTAGACGGCAACAATGCCATAATCGCTGTACCGCCGCCGGCTACCTGGAGGAGTGTAATTGAAATTTATGGAACACTGGTTACCGGCACTACAGAAATAAGATTGGCGCTACCCACTGGCACAGAATTGATAGGTACAATTGCCTACCATCCAGCTGATCCGTATATTTTATTATTTGATCCGTTTGAAGATACGCAACCAAGTAACACCTTGCAACCTGTAAATGCCATTATTAATCCTCAACGAGTTAAAGTAGACAGCGACTTATTATCTCCCTCAACTGGCACTAGATATTTACTAACCGACGATATTGGAAATGCAGGCAATACAGAAGGTAGTGTAATATGGGGAAATTTAGTTGCTTACTCAAATGACATCGTTGAATATAATGGATCACTGTGGCAAGTGGTGTTTGATAGTGGCGTAGAGCCAAACACAGAATATGTAACCAATACCTTAACAGGTGTTCAGTACCGTTGGACTGGACAAGAATGGGTCAAATCAGTAGAAGGTGTTTATCGAGGTGGTGAGTGGAGCATTATCATATAGGCTGCGGAGCCTTAATTTATAGTCGCGCAACAAAAAGATATCTGTTTTTACTAAGAAATCAAAAAAGACATGCTGGATCATGGGGATTAGTAGGCGGAGGTGTAGAGCCCGGAGAATCGCTCGTTGAGGCCCTCCGTAGAGAGATAGTCGAAGAAATTGGATTCATTGATGTTGAAAAAATAATTCCTCTTGAAAAATTTACAGCAGACAATACAAATTTTGAATACCATACTTATTTGCTAGTAGTTGCCGACGAATTTGTTCCACAACTCAATGATGAACATCGTGGATATGCATGGACTGCAATAAATGATCATCCTAAACCATTGCACCCTGGCGTATGGAGAACATTTAGTTTTCAAAGTATAATTAATAAAATTTTAACTGCAGAAACCGTTATAGGTCAGCCTCAGACACAAATTGTCTAAAATCAATTTGTCTATAGTTTAAATTATTTCTCCACATATCTGGTTGTCTAAAGTTTTTAGTTGGGCAAACTCTAATGAATTCAGCGTCTGAATACACTTCCATTATGGTGTTGAGACTGCGTACCCAATATTCTTCGTTGGTGGGGTAATCTGATACCGGATAATTATCAGTTCCTGCAAACATGTTATAGTTGTCATTGACCGAGTCTATCCCGTCAAAACCCAACATGTAAATTCTTTTATGACCATCAAACGCAGCCATGTAAGCTGACATGGCTCCTGAGTTAAAATCTGGATTCTGTGGTAGAAAACTAAATTCGCCAGGATACTGTTCTAAATATTTTGAACCAGCGTAAAATAATGTTCCTGTTTTGTCTCTCGTGGTTTCTGCAATTTCTTGAATAATGCCTTTCCCGGTACACGAGACAAAATCAAGCTTAAAATTTCTATAAATTGCATTGCAACCGTATGTAAAGAAATTTCTTCGCTGCCTTTTTGAAACCCAGGGGGTAACAGCTCCCCAAGGTGTAGATTCTCTGTATGGTAGGAAATTAGTGAGATCAAATTGATTAGCAGTTATACCGTTACCAACAACTACAGCATGCTCTGACAAATTCTGAAATTGTGGAATATTAATATCTTCAGACAGGTACTTCCACTCATCTTCAATATATAATCCTACTAAATTTACAGATTCAGCCAAGATATCTTTTCTATAAATTTTTTGTATTACTGTCATTAACATCTCCCAACCACTACTTCAATTTTTTGTATTGAGTCATCTGGAATTATATCTAGGCTCTTACCAATTACACATCCTGGTTGATAGTGTCTCATATCAAGAGCTTGGGCCACTCCTGCGATATTACTTGTAACAACAACTGTACCTTTGTTTACCGGGCCTTTAACAAGACACGGAACTCTTCCTTGTAGTGCAAGCGGTATAACGTTAGAACCATTTAATGCTCCATTCATTAAATGTGCAGGATTAGTGGAAACTACGCCAGCCACTGCTGTGTCATGAGATACAGTTGAAATTGTGACTTCGCTGGGTCCACCAAAACATAAAACAGTACCCGGGTCATAATTGTCGTCGGCTTGATAATTTTCTGCCAAGTCAGCATATCTGGCTTGAGTTGATATACCGTAAAATGTATCCCACCATGCTGTGGCTGATCCTAGACTGTAAGTCAAGTTCGCAGCAGGAACAATACTTGCAGTAAATCCAGTTGATAAGTTAGCAGTAAGTTCCACATTGCCATAACTTCCGCCGCCGCCTGAACTGAATGCAGCACCATTGCCTGACCAAAATACACCCTGTTCAGTAACGAGCCTATTTGCTGTAACATTTCCAGTAACAGTGATATTATTAGCAGTAACTCTAGTCCATGCATTATTTGCAGAACTGTAAACATAGGTAATACCGTTTACAACTGTTGTTTGATTATTAACTGGACCAATTGGAAATGACATTGTTTATCCTTATGCGCCGCGCACCATTGCGCCGTTAAACCAAGTAATATTAGGGGAGTCTACTGCGGTAACAGTTCTACTAACACCAGCACCGTGTTGAACATATATTTCAAAAAAGTCAGTAGTACCATTGGCGTACACCAATGAGCTAACAGTCATGGCCCAAAAGTTTGCGGCAATTTGTGTGCCTTGTTGGTTTGTGCCACGCTTATGCTCTGCACCATTCTTCCAAATAACAATCATCATTTCACCAGTACCGCTTGCACCATCCAGTCGAACTTCAGCATTCAATTGATAGTAACCTTCTACTGTAGGAGTGAATGTTGAGCTGGCATAGCAGTTATCTGTATCAAATTCTTCTGTTTGGAATAGAACTTTTTGTTGGCTACCTGTTGTTATAGTCTGTGGTGTGGCATTAGCGTAGGCGCTGAAGGCAGGACCATTGACCGCTCGTTTACCATTGACAGTAACCGATCCTGTTAGATCAACATTACCGTTAGGGTACAAACTCAGTTTAACAGAACCTGGAACAAACCAACGGAATACACCACCATTGTTGTCAATTTGCCAGTTCTGTTGAGTGTTGCCGTTAAAAAATCCTACTCGTGGTGTTATACCCGGTGCGGTACCAGTATTACCAACAAACACTCCACTCAATATTGAGTTCTCGTCGTACGGACCGCGGAACACTCCGGACCCAGTAGAGATAATATTGCTTGCAATAATATTATTATTGGCATTCGTACCAATTTTTGTATTTGCATAAGTGTAAAATGCGCCGATGTTGGCATTTATACCGTCGGTGATAGCTGTGCTTGCATTTGCTGCAATTACGGATGTTTGTATATCTACCCAATAACTGCTGGTTCCATCAAATATGTATTCATACAAAATGTCATTAACAGTGTCGTACCATTGATCACCATTACTAGAACCAGCGGGCGAGCTTGCACTGGCCGTGTATGTAATTCCGGCAATGGGATTGCCGTTACCGGCCCAGTAAATACCAGTGGTAGTTCTTAAAGCGTCAGCATAAACATTACCTGTAATACCAGCACCACCGCGCACAATTAATGCACCTGTCGTTGTGCTTGAACTTATGGTCGTATTGGAAACAACTAAATTGCCTACTTTTACTGGATCATAAATTACATTGGCTTCGGTTATACCAACCGAACCCGAAGTTGGTTGATTGGCAATATTACTAAAAAAAACCCATTCACCAGATTGAACGCTTCTTACAATACCAGTATATTTAGGTATTCCGCCCACTGGGATTTCACTGAATGCCCCGATATCGTAATTGTAACTGGCGCTGTTAGGGAATAGATAAACCAAAGGTTCGCTGACCTGTAGAATAGTGCTAGTCTGAGAGATTACATTATTAACCCAAATATTACCACCAACCCAGAGATCTTTTCCAATGCTTATACCACCAGCAACGTGGAACGCTCCTGAACCCATTACATAAGGCAAGGCATCAGTATCTTCGGTTATTATCAACTTACCTGCACTGGTTGTGTTACCAGCAAATGTTACATTGGCCCCTACGCCTAGACCACCGGCTACAACCAAGGCACCAGTAGTGGCCGATGTTGATTGAGTCGTTGATACAACAACTAAATTACTATTGGTGTTTGTACCAATTTTTGTATTGGCATAGTTATAAAAGGCACCAATATTGGCATCACTTGCAAATATTTGTGTTTGTAATGAACTAACATTGGCATTGGCAAATATTTGATATGCACCTAGATTGGCGTTGATAGTGTTGATACTAGTGGCCTGTGCAGCACTGTTAGAGTTAGCAAATATTTGATATGCACCTATATTGGCATCACTTGCGAATATTTGTGTTTGTAAGCTAGATACATTGGCATTAGCAAATATTTGATATGCACCTATATTGGCATCACTTGCGAATATTTGTGTTTGTAAGCTAGATACATTGGCATTAGCGAATGTTTGATATGCACCCACATTGGCTCGTAGTATTTCGTCTGTGCTACCATAGATAGCACCGTTACCGGCCCAATATATTCCAGTGTCTGTGAATACACCATATGCTTGCAAATTACCTGTATTGGGATTATATGTCAGACTGGTGTTTACATTTTGTGCAGTATTACCAGATGTAACACTTACAAAAGTCACGTATGCAGTACCAGATGAAATGTTCGAAGAGACCTGTGTGTTCACAGCATTGGTGGCAGTGCCCGCAGTGCCATCAATTCCTACCCCAGTTAAAGTTTGTTCTCCACTGGATCTATTATAATTAATATCAGTGGTGCCAATAAACAATGAACCATACAAAGTGCCATTTAACCCGCCGGCAAAAATATTACCGTTAACGCCCAATCCACCTTTTAATACCAATCCACCAGTGTTAATTGATGTACTAACTGTGGTTGCGGTTGCTACTAGATTACCAGATCCGGCATAAAATAATAATTGCGATCCATCAAATGATCCAGCATTGTTATACTGTATTTGACCGCTTGCGCCACCCGGGCTGCTACTAAATGTGGCACCGTTACCATACCAATACAGGCCAGTATTTGTAAATAGTCTATCCGCAAACACATTACTAACAACTGAAACATTTCCTGCGCCTATATTGCCTGTGTATGTAGAAATATAAGCAGCAGTGTTGGTATTTGCGGTGCTAGTTATATTTGAGATGTTTTCAGTTTGTGTTGATAAATTGGCATTGGCATAAATTTGAAAACTACCAATGTTAGCGTCTAATACATCTACAAATGCTATTATAGCACCTACATTGGCAGATACATCACCAACATTGTTAACATATAAATTGCCTGCAATGCCAACACCGCCGGCCACTTGTAATGCCCCTGTTGTGGCGCTTGTGCTGGTAGTGGTGTTGGCTAAAATTAGTCCGCCAGACTTAATTGTTCCGTAGGTGTTGCCAGTAAACACATTGCCAACACCTTCGCGGCCCGAATCAAACCACTCTAAATATCCTGTGCTGTTTCTCCAACCTAAAAACGCATGTTCGTCTTCGGTTTTATAATAATGAAACTTGAATCCAATGTCGCGACCGTCATCTGATGTTAACGGTGCTAAATTAGGCAGCGTATGTAATTCAATTTTAGAATCAACAAATGCAACATCTGTGGTGTTGGCAATGAATTGAGTGCCTTGAATTGTTAGATTTGAGGTAACAGTAACATTGCTGGCTATTATTGTAGAAGCATCAAATATTGAGGTAACAGTAAGATTACCAGTTGTCATACTAGGAGAATTAAATGGAACATTTTCGCCTATATTAATAATCATGTTACCGCTACTAAAGCTCCAAGTTCCGGAACCATCAACACTTATTGATTCTCTGCCAATATAAATGGTATTACCGCTGACCCATATGCTTCTGAATCTATTTGTAGAAGTACCCAAATCGTATTCTACATTTGAACTAGGAATTAAACTTCCAGTGATGTAAACATTTGCTTGATCGTTTCCGCCGCCAATGTTACCAAACACTGAACCTAGTTTGAGATTAGCATACGAAGACACAACAATGTTTGCGTCAGGAATTCCAGTATTTGCTGTTAGTGCGGTGACAAATTCTGACCCAGCTTCGCTCCAGTATATTACCGAATTAGCCGATAGCCCGCTGTCACGATTTATAAGAAACCCAACATCAATGTTAGCTATCGTAGATTCGCTATTCAATACCGTGATAGGATCTTGTATTTTTGCTAGTGCAGTGTTAGCCTGTATAAATCTAGTTCTAGTTAAACCCATTATTTGTCCAAATAGTGTTTGTATTTATGGAAAAAACAAAAGGGTCATTTAGACCCTTTTGTGAAGTTTTTACAACAAATAAATTCACATTCTGCCCACAACTACTTCAATTACTCCCTCAATACCATCAAAATCCTCAAGAGCTTTTCCAATTACTGTGCCCAATTGCGGATTATGATCGGGTCTAGCAAATCCAGCACCGCCACTTACTAGCATGTCACCTTTTTGAATCCTGCCTCTAACCTTGCAAGGAGTCCTTCCCTGTAATGCCAATGGCACCACATTCTCGCCACGCAGCATTCCATTCATCAAGTGAGCCGGGTTAGTAGATACCACACCTGCTACTCGTCTTGACCCGTCTTCGGCTACAGTAAGTTCATTGGTGCCGCCAAATTCTAACACAGTTCCGGGCTCGTATGCGGCATCGGCTTGATAATTTTCTGCCAAGTCGGCGTATCTTGCTTGGGTGGCTACTCCATAAAAGTTGTTCCACCAGGCTGTGTCTGAGCCTATGTTATTTGTAGCAACTGCGTTGCCGCTTGGGATAATATTACCAGTGGCCACGATAGCAGTTCCTGCTGACCCACTAAGATATAAATTACCACCGATACCAACACCTCCTGTGACTCGTATTGCACCAGTTGAAGTCGAAGTTGCTTGAGTGTTACTTGTTGTAGCAATTGGACCGCCTGTGTTCAACGAATTACCAATACCAACACCACCTGACACAATTAAAGCACCCGTGGTTGTGGACGATGATGTTGTAGTTGAAGTTATAACCAAATTACCAGTGCTATTGTTAAAAATTACATTTGCACCAGCAAATGTGCTGCTGTTGTTAAACTGTATTTGTCCTTGACTGCCGCCCGGTGCTGAACTAAATGCTGCATTGTTACCAGCCCAATACACACCATCTGCAACGTACAAATTGGCCGCAGTTACTCTTCCGCTGATACCTGCACCACCAACAACTACTAGTGCGCCCGAGGTTGTACTCGAACTGGCAGTACCAGATGCAGCAACAATATTGCCACCAAATATACCTACACCAGCAACGCCTAGTCCTCCTCTACTCACTATAGCACCTGTGCTTACATTAGCAGTTACAGTTGTAGCGTAACCTACAATATTACCTGCAACATTTGCCGAACTAGGATTGATTGGGGTACCTTGAGCAAGCCAATAAGATAAATTGGCGTGTGTTGCAGTACCACTAAACTCAGTTGCATAAATTGTGGCAAATTGGTTGGAGGTATTGCCCAGGAATACATTGGCATTGGCCTGAGGTTGAATGTTGCCATTAAACCTTATGGGATTTGGGCCAAATGCTGTATTAATTCTTTGTAACATTTTTGTATTCCTTTATTATGCTTGGTTTTCTTGCCAACGCAATACTGCTCTAGCCTGCACTCTAACATTGTTATTAAGTGGAGTGACCACGATGCTCAATGTGTCAGGACCATCTGGATATGTGTTAAATCCGCCCAATAAACTATTATTCAATTCTTTAATTGCTCTAAGTTCGTAAGTAATAGTTTGGAAATTGAATCCGCCAGTGGTTGTCACACCCGAATAGTTAACAGCGTTTTGTCTAGGAGCCGGAGCACCAACAATACCTTGCCACACTACTTCACCGCCCGTGGTAAGTGTTGCAGAGTCGTCGTACTGTGCTAAACTGTTACCGCCTACATTGACCCAGGTTGGTGCAGGATTACTCAATGTTCCGTTTAGTATAATTTGAACTTGGCAAGCATCAGTGGCGGATACATCACAGCTCAACGGCCACAGTTGCATGTGATTACATAAATCTCTTACACCAAAGCCGCCCGGAATACCGTTATCGGCAGTAGGCGCCAATCGGATATTCAGAATAGTATACGGGCTAAACTGGTTGATTGTGTTTAGTTGTCCAGTGGCACTGAATGTGTAGCCTCTATCTTCGTTAAACAAACCGTCCATGATCATGCTAGTACCCCAGTGGAACAATGTCGGAGGTGAGCTTGGTGATTCTTCACCGTTAACTACTTCATATCTCACTGGCAAGTTACCGCTTCTGAAATATGCTTCAATTTTGTTGTTACCGTGTACAAACTTGTGTAGATATGTTATATCCCCGTCTTGATCCTTAACACCAAAACGGATAGTACCGGCACCATACCAGGCATAATCTATGTAATACATGAGAATCTTGTTAATATCTAGATTAAAACCGGTTTGACCAGTGCCGTCGGCCTTGTCAAGGTTAAATCCTGATTGAGGAATTCTAGCATCAACAGTTTTACTGACTTTTACGCCTGCCAGTGTAGTTACACTGGAATCTGCTCGATATGTGGGTGCCACATCAATGCTAGTATTGGAGTTAATTTTAATTACTTTATAGCTGTTACCTTTAACAACAATAAAATCATTTTCCTGTAATTCAGATTGGAACAATGTGCCTGATCCGGTAAAGTTTGCTGATCCGTTTGTAACTGTAATTGAACCAGAAATTTGTCTTACGCTCGATCTACGAACGCACCATAGAACGGAACCGTCCCATTCCCAGAATGCGCCGTTCTGGTCGTCATACACACCTGCACGGTTTTGAATATTTGATGCGGCCTGAGCTGGATTGTTAAAGGCCACAGCAAAAGACACCTGCACACCTTTACCGGACTGGTAACGGAAATACTTTCGACTCTGTCTAATTACACGACTGTTTGGTTGAGTATCGTTGGTAGTCATCGTAATACCACCATCAAACGGAGCAGCAAACGCTATGCCTTGTGGTCTCACATAAACATTTCCTGCAGAACCAGCAAAAGTTGTGCTAGTTATTGAAGTAGCGGCTTCGTAGGTAAGTGCTCTGCCATTACCAACAGTTGCGATAGTCTGAGGTCCCCGTACATTTGCCCACGAAAAATTAACTACAGAAAGTGTATTGTTAACCTTCAATCCGTGATTGGTTTGTGTAATTACTTGAACAGTAGTATTACCAAATGTTTTTAATGCAGTGCAAGCAATATTGGCGCCAGTAAAGAACGCACCCGGATAAATCGCTACGCCGTTTTGGAAAATGCTGCCAGAACTCACCGTTCCGGTACCAATATATCTAAAAGTAGTTGCATTTATGTTAGATACTAGAAATTCTCCATTGGCCTGTTCATCTGTGGTGCCAACCACTGTAATAGGTTGCCCTTCAGTTAAACCGTGAGATGCCGAAGTTACTACAGTAACCGTTGAGGTACCGTTTCCAGTTAGTGCTGTAATATTTGCAGTCTGTGCCAATGCTGTGTCAGTATTACGACCGTAACTGGCAAAATAGTTGTTAATAAACTTCATGGTCTGCCACTTGGTAGGTTGTGGGCCATATTCATAGTCTGTATCAATCAGTGACTGTGGTTGGCTTACACGCAATTTTCCAACCGGATCAACCAAAAAGTCTCTGAAGCTGACCAATGGAGCTGGTTCGCTGTCAGTGATAATTAATAATTTGTCTGTGGCCGAATAACCGCTGGTGTCAACAGGAATATTGCCAATTCGTGTTTGAAAATTTCTGTCTGAGAATGCAAGTGCTGTATTGGTCTCTGTTGAAGTTGCAGGTACATCCAAGTAAATGATATCTGTGCCATTGGTATAATCAAGAGTGGCTCCATTGACAGGCATGCCGTTACCTGAAATTCTCCATCCTTGTTGTACCCCAATGGTGTTATAGTTTAGTGTATTAAACTGTCCGGTAGTAAACTTGATGGCCGTATTGCCTGATTCAACATTACCTTGAACATTTATTGTGCGTTGTATATTGGTAAAAGTTACAGAATTAAAAGTTGTATCGTTAAAATTATAAAGTGTAGTTTTACTAGGTACATGAATGATTAATAAAATCTGTTCAGGTGTGGCTTTGTCAGGTAGCGTTACCTGTGTGCTACCTGATGTTCCGGTTGTAAAAATGTATCCGCTTGTAAAAGTTTTCTTTGCCATATATTCAATATCCTTTTATTTTATAATCCACCCAGTGCTACTGCGTACACCAACGCAGTATTTTGTACCACGCTAATAGATGTAGAGGAGTTTGCACTCCATTTATTAGTTAATGCATTAAATTGTAAAAACTGTCCGTCTGCAGGAGCACTGGCAAAATCTATATCTGCCAAAGTACCAAGTGCATTAACTCCGCCGCCGGCCAATATCTTGACTTCGGCATTACTGCCAAGCGGTATTGGTTCAGTGAAAGTAATGTTGGTTCCAGCAATAGAATATGTGTCTCGTGGTTGATAGATACCGTTCCACCATACCGCAACTTGATCTTTGTCTGCAGGTGTATTACCTAAATTGTATGGTCCTGTAGTATCGTTGCCTTGTACAACTTTTGTAAGTAAACCTGAGGATGCAGCAGTGCTGACTTGACTTCCTTGTTGATAAATGTTTCCGCCAACATAAAGATCACCACTTTTAACCACAACATTAGAACTGGCTGTAACAAACTTATTTGTAGCAACAACTAAATTGGCCGCAGCAGAACCAGGATCAGAATCTGATGTGTTGATCCAGGTAAACTTGGCATCTGGACTTAATTTTAGTTCTACAAAACCTTTACCAAGATCTGAGCCTAGTAAAAAATATACATCCCATTCGGTGCCTGTGCCTAAGCCGCTGGTGCTTACAACTTTTACACCTTGCACGCCTTCTCTATATCCCAGACTATAGTAATTAGATTCTATGTTGGTAGATCCACCATTGAGAAATCTTATTTCAACTATGTCTTTGACCAATGATTCTGCTGCATATCCTTGGCCGGCAGTAACTATTATTTCTACTGTTTCTCCAGCACCTAGACCGCTGTTTACATTAAATGTTCCAATTTTATACCAGGTTGAGGAGCCTAATGCACTAGGGAACTGGAATCCAATTTTTTGAACATAACTTGTGGTGATAGAAGTAAGTGCAGTACTTGTAATATTACCAGTGGTTAGTATTTCGCCGTTGCCAGCAAAAATTTGAACCGGTCCTACTTCTAATCCATTGTGTACTACAAAATTCTTGTTTGCCATAGTTCCATATCTCCCTTATGACTTATATTTTCATCAGTGTTGGTGTTACTTTGATAGCCAAGTTAGCTCCGGCACTGCTTGCACTTAACCATGCTGTGCCGCCGGCAATATTGCACGAGAATGTAGCCAGGTTGGCTGCGCCAGTATAAGTAACACCATAAACTTCAATAGTACATACAGTTCCGTTGTGTACTGATATAATTTCTGTGGCTTGATATTCGCCGCTGTTTTCATCACTTAACTGAACAAAGTACTTAGCACTTCTATAAGTTGTAATTGGATATCCAAAAACTGCATCTGTTGCGCTAGGAGCAACATACTTACCTCTCACATCATCAGTTACATGTTCGGCATTGGTTGTAAATGTGCTATTAGAATACAAGGTAGTAAAGTGACCGGCTCTAGCGATATTACCGCCAATTATGGTATCATCTAAACTTCCTGAACTTAACCCTGCTCCGGTAATAGTGCCACCTTGGATATTGACATTACTTGCATATATATAATCAATTCGATTTGAAGGAGTTCCTAGATTGGCAGTGGTTACCGGATAGAAATCTCCATGTGTGTCCATGCGCCAGTTTTCAATGCTACCTAAACTTACATTTCCGGTGTAAAATCTCAATGCTTCACTGTCAGCCTGGAACTGATTAAATCCATTGAGTGATGCTACTCCAGTTACTGTGCCGGTAGTTGTTAGCACTCTGGTGTCAACTGTATCACCAACAGCTGGAGCTTCTGTAAAGGTAACTACATTTCCAGAAACAGAATATGCAGTAGTTGGAATCTGAATCACGCCGTTAATAGAAACTATAGTAGCTGCTGTTGTTGAGTCACTGCCTAGTGTAAATTGTGTGTTGATGCCATCAACATTACCGTAAACATCGCCACTGACATTGGCAAATACTCTTGACTGTATGACTGTAAATACTGCACCGGTGATATTCCATTGACCGCCACCGTAGAACTCTAGCTCTCCTGTTGTGGTGTTGAATCGAACCATGCCGTCAACATCAGTGTAACCCTGGCCGCTTGGTCTTTGCGCGGTTGTACCTACAGGTATAATCAATGAATCTGTAGAATTTACTACCAGTTTTGCGCCTTGGGTTATATTTGCTGTAGTGATATTACCGCCAATGCTGACCTGGTCATAGGTGGCGTCTGCCGCAACATAAACCAAGCTTCTTTCATTTACACCTCTTACTATAGTATCGTTTGTGGTTCTGTTACCGTTGATTACTGCGCCTTGCCCAATATAAACATTACCGTTTATAGCTGCGCCACCTGTGCCAGTAATAACCAAGGCACCAGTTGTATTTGCGATGCCCGCTGCGGCTGTGTACACAGTTGTATTACCGGAACTAATAACTACATTGCCAGTGGCCAAAGTTAAATTACCGGTAGCTGCTAATGCAGTAAATGTTCCAGCAGCCGGTGTCGCATTGCCAATTATTGCTCCATTCAACGATGCAGCAGTTAAGGTAGTAAATGCACCAGTGGCGGCAGTATTTGCTCCCATTGGGAAATTATCAGCGAAGCCACCAGTTATTCTGGCGTTGCCTGTGCTAAAGTTTGTGATTTGGCTTAGTGTAATATAAGCATTAGACAATGCACTAATATACCCGCCACTTACAAAGATATTACCGCTACTAAAGTTTGTTGCTACCAGGGTCGTGATATTACCGTTTGTACTATTAACAGCGGTTCCTGTAACAGTTTGACCGTTAACAGTTGTAAACACGCCCGAGCTAGGCGTTACTGCGCCAATTGGAATATTGTTAATTCCGCTTGTGCCTGTACCACCTCTGATCCAAACAGGTCCAGAGGTAGCGGCCCACAAACTTGTTGATGTTCTAAAGTTTGAAGCGTAAACATTGGCAGCGTTAGTTTGACCAATTGATACGCTGTCAATTGTTCCACCAATTAACGGATTTATTGTTACAGTGGCAGCTCCCGACTGCGGACTTAGATACACATTCGCTGTTACATTTAAAGTCGCTGTTTTAGTTGAATTACTTGCTTCCAAATTTGTAAAATAACCCGGGGCTGCCGTATTGGCACCAATTGGATAGTTATCTGCATATCCACCAGTTATGACAGCATTGGCAGTACTAAAGTTTGTAATATGACCAGTTGTGATATACGCATTTGTTAATGCACTTATGTATCCACCGCTTATAACTGCATTACCACTGCTAAAGTTTGTGGCCACAAAAGTTGTTGCATTGGCATTGGTACTATTTAGATCAGTAACAGTTGCATTGTAAGCAGTTACAGTTGTAGCATTAGCAGTGGTAAAGTTGCCAGTACCTGCCGTGGTTGCGCCAATTGCAACAGCGTCAACAGAACCGCCTGTGATTACTGCATTGGCTGTACTAAAGTTTGTTGCAACCAAAGTTGTTGCATTGCCGTTTGTTGTATTGACTTGGGTACCAGTGATTGAATATGCTGTGACACTAGTTGCATTGGCTGTGGTGAAATTACCCGTGTTCGCATTGAATGGGTTAATTTGTGCTCCATCAATGTATCCACCAGTAACTAAAGCGTTAGCGGTACTAAAATTAGTTGCTTGTGCAGTAGTAGCAGTTAAATTAGCAAGGTCGTTGATGTAACCACCAGTAATAACTGCGTTGGCAGTATTAAAATTGTTTGCTTGAACATTTATATTGTTCAATACACCGCCAGTGATCAATGCATTGCCAGTACTAAAATTAGTTGCTTGTGTTGTGGTGGCAGTTAAATTGGCAAGGCCATTGATATAACCACCAGTTACAATCACATTACCCGAACTAAAATTGTTTGCTTGAACATTTATATTGTTTAATACACCGCCAGTAATCAATGCATTGGCAGTACTGAAGTCTGTGGCATGTGCGCTAGATGCAGTTAAATTGGCAAGGCCATTGATGTAACCACCAGTTACAACCGCATTGGCAGTATTAAAATTGCCAACTATTAATGTTGTGATATTACCATTGGTTGCATTTAAAACAGTTGCGGTGCTGGTGTATGCAGACAAAATATTGGTGTTTGCGCTTGTAAAGTTTCCAGAACTGGCAATGTTTGCACCAATTGGAAAATTATCTGCATATCCGCCTGTTATCGCTGTATTGCTACTGCTGAAATTATCGGCCACCAAGGTAGTGATATTTCCAGAAGCTGTGTTTAAGGTGTCTATATTGCCAGTGGTAACATTTGCAAATGTTGCATTTAATGTCGGAACTGTTAAGGTTCCTGTATTCAGATTGGTAATGTTAGCAGTTGTAACATTGGCATTGACCATGGTAGTGTCAATGCCATAAAGATTTTTATTGACTTGCCAGCTATCTAGCGAATTTACATATATCAGTGTGGCATTTGCGCCAGCTACAGTTAGACCTGCACCGTCGGCTTGTGCACCTGTAGTAGCATTAGCTGCAACTGTAATATTAAGATCTTTGACATTTAAAGATTGAGTATCAATGGTAGTGGTGTTGCCATAAACAGTTAGGTTACCACCAATAAACAAGTTTCCGCCTATACCGGCACCGCCTATAACGACTAGAGCACCGGTATATTGAGACTCAGCCTCCACATTGCTGTTTATAAGCAAATTGCCAGATAGTGTACTATCAACCGCATTTAATTGTGTAAATGTTCCTGCAGTAGCGGTGTTAGCACCAATTATAATGGCATCAATGTATCCACCTGTAAGTTCCACATTACTCGAGACAACATTACCAATAAAATTGCCGTCTAAGTCAACATTAGAAGCGACTAAATTGGCAAAATTACCAAAGTAAGCTTCAACTTTGTCTGCCTGTACATACGAATTTGGAATAGTTGATCCGCTTGGCGTTAATATTGTTATATTGCCGCCGGTAATAATAGCATTGGCTGTACTAAAGTTGTCTGCAACTAAGGTTGTAAAATCACCATCTGTGGCTGTTACATTTGCCAATCCTTGAGCATAACCTCCAGTAACAACTGCATTGGCAGTGCTGAAGTTATTGGCCTGTATATCAATATTATTTAGAACCCCGCCAGTGATTAAAGCGTTGGCGGTACTAAAATTGTTTATTTGAGCATTTACATTAGAAATGTCGCCACCAGTAATTGCTGCATTTGCAGTGCTAAAGTTGTCTGCAACTAGGGTTGTTATATTACCACTATTAGCATTTACAACATTAACACTTATAATATCTGCATTAATATTACCTGTGTATATGGTTAGGTACGCTGCGGTGTTTGCGTTGGCTTGACTAACAATATTGTCAATTTTAGTTTGCTGACTGGCTGCATTGGCGTTAGCATAAATTTGGTATGCACCTAAATTAGCATTGGTACTAATGTTGCCTAAAAATAGTGTGCCAATATTGGCATTGGCATATATTTGATACGCACCTACATTTGCATCAAGAGCATCAACTGTTGATTGTAAACTGGTTAAAATGTTAATACCGTTGGCTGCAAAAACAAATGTATTTGCACTTACGACATCTACACCGCTGATATTACCACTGGTACCTGTTACAATAATATTTTCTGTGTATAAAGAACTTGTGCTAACATTAGAAGCAGTTACAGTAGTGATATTTCCGGTGGTAGAATTTACTGTAGCGGCAGTAATCGTATATGCTTCAACAGATGTAGCATTTGCAGTAGTAAAATTACCAGTACTGGCTGTATTAGGACCAATTGGAGTATTGTCAATATAACCACCAGTAACAACTGCATTACCAGTACTTAAGTTTGTAGTCTGTGTTGTGGTAGCAGTTAAGTTTGATAGGTTATTGATATAACCACCAGAGATAACTGCATTTGCAGTACTAGCATTTGTGGCAACTAGAGTAGTAATACTACCATCTGTGGCCGATATATTAGATAAATTTTGTATGTATCCACCAGTCACGACTGCATTGGCTGTGCTCATTCCAGTACTTGCTGTCAGGTAAGTTCCTGTCAGATCAGTAAACGAACCTGTGCTTGGTGTTGTGTTACCAACGGGTGTAGCATTAATAGCTGCTGCATGAATGTTGCCACCAATGCCCACACCACCGTCTACAATTAATGCACCAGAAGATGATGAGGTACTTGCAGTTGCGGTGTTTACTCTAAAACCGGTCTTGGACACGGTTGCGCGAATATTGGCATCACTAAATCCGCCCACAATAAGTTTTATTACCGAGTTCTGATTGTGTGAATGAATGTTTAGATTGCCGGTACTTGGCTCAATGCCGTGCATGATTAGATAACCGTCGTTGGGGTAATAACCAGCAAAGGCCGGATCATCAAATGTGCTTGAGTTAATGCCTAGATTGATATAACCATTGTCGTCGTCGCCGTTGTCGGCTGTTAATACAAAATCTGTCGACGCACTAGCACCACTATTGATATTTTGAAAATTAACTTGAGTGTATGTATCTAGGTTTCCAGCCAATTGTAATACCACATGAGGCAAGGCAGTATATGTCGAAACACCGGCATATAGTGCTCCAATACCACCTGCATTACCAAAGAACACACCAGTGTTACTGAATGTGCCACCAACTGGTACATTGATGTTACCACTTAATATAATATTGCCTGCGCTGATGTTGCCTTGCAAACTGCTTGGCCCTTGCACATATAATGCGCCTGTAATACCAACGCCACCGCCTCCAGGTACAACCAGGGCACCTGTAGCAAAGCTGGTTGCATTTGTGCCGGATGCCGCTACAATATTACCTGTAGATGTTAACCCGCTAAGATTTGTATTTGTTGCATTGAGTGTAGTAATTGTGGCCGACTGTGCTGTTACTGCGTTCGAAACAGTAAGATTACCAACAATCATGTTGGCCTGGAACGCTCTATTAATGGTGCCGGCTGTAGTTCCTGTTTCAGTAGTCAATACAGCAATAAAAGCGCCGTCGGATTCTGACCATACCAGAGCTGCATTGACGCCACCGTAATTGCCTAGAGTTCCTAATGCACGATTGAACAACAAACCAACATCATATGAAGGTATACCCACATAACCAGCATTTAGGGTGAGTAAACTATCTGAAACTAGGGTATCAATTGAATTGACCGTGGTAGTATTACCGGCAATGCTTAAATTTCCATTGATACTGACATTAGAATTAAGGGTTAAATTTGCATTGAATAAGCTACCAACAAGCGTGCCTGATGCAATTTTTTGAAAGGTAATTGTACTATCTGTAATCTGGTTATTCTTAATCCTAGTGACGGCCATCACTTATCTCCAATTTTAAGTATTTACCAAAACTTGGAGTGGATATATTTTGTGTAAATATTAGATTATAAAATAGGTTTTTTGCAGTCTCATCTGAGCAGATGAGCTTGATGTTGCGTAGACCCTGACTAAAGATCCGCTTATATTTGCTGTGATTGTTGCTAGTGTTGAACCAGTTATAGCTCTATTCACATTACTAACTGCCACATTTGGATCAAATTGAGTTACTGCAAATTCCGCAAATTCCGCATCTCCAGAATCTGCTGTGGTACTTGCCATATACTTACAACTTCTATAGATATCTTTATTAAAGCTATCAATTAACACCGCCCCGGTAGTAAGTGCAAGATTTCCTGCATTGATTTCCTGAGCATTTTCGGCGGTAGTTGTACCAGCTGCAATAAATCGTATTGAAATAATATCAGTGATTAATGGTATCTCAGCAAATGTTATAGTGGTTCCGGCTACAGTATAAGCTGTTCCAGGTGCCTGCAAGGTACCGTTAATACTTACAATTATACCCTCTTCGGCGGCAGCATAGTCTAGTGTATAACTTATGTTTGTACCATCTGGACTAATAGTTTGATTGTTAATTTGGCTGAGTAAACTTATCCATGTTGAGCCGCTGTAATATTCAATTGTGTTTGTAGTATTGTTCCATCTTATTGCACCGGCATAAGCCGCTGGCTGTTGGCCAGTTGTGCCCGATGGTAACTGCAAAGCACTAGTTCCATTAATAACCACTACAGCATTACTATTACTAAGGAGTGGGGAGAGAACAAGGTTTCCAGTTAAACTTTTAACACTTACATTTTCAATTTGAATATTGCCAAGATTTGCAATTGTAATATTAGCTGATGCTATATTTGCGCTAGCAAGGCCTGAAATATTACCACCTGTAATTAATGCATTACCTGTACTAAAGTTAGTGATAGCACCAAGAGTAGAAGAAAGATTGGCAAGACTATTAATATAGCCACTAGTAATTACTGCATTGGCAGTAGATAAATTTCCTGCTGCTATTGTACTAACATTAGCCGATGTAGAATTTAAAACTGCCGAAGTTGTGCTTTCTGCATTTAAAGTTGTTATATTTCCGTTACTAGCATTTAGGATAGCACTTGTTGTTGTTTGTGTATCTAATGTGGTTATATTTCCAGTTGTGGCATTTAAGCTGGTAGAGGTAGTGGTGCCTGCATTTAAAGTTGTTATATTTCCATTGGTAGAATTTAAATTGCCAGCGTACCAAATTTGAACATTGCCACTTGTAATATTTGCCTGGGTGCTGTTGAGGTTAGTTGCATACCAAGTTTGAGTATTTCCTGTGGTAATATTACCAGTTGTGGCATTTAGGATAGCACTTGTTGTCGTTTGTGCATCGAGTGTAGTTATATTTCCGTTAGTAGCATTTAGGATAGCACTTGTTGTCGTTTGTGCATCGAGTGTAGTTATATTTCCGTTAGTAGCATTTAGGATAGCACTTGTTGTTGTTTGTGTATCTAATGTGGTTATATTACCAGTTGTGGCATTTAGATTAGTAGAGGTAGTGGTATCTACATTTAAGGTCGTTATATTTCCTGTAGTTGAATTTAAGTTGGTTGCATACCATGTGCCTGCATTACCAGTGGTGATATTAGCTGTTGTAACATTTAATACTGCTGTAGTTGTTGTATTGGTATCTAAAGTTGTAATGTTACCAGTTGTAGAATTCAGTATCGTTGTGGTTGTTGTTCCTGCATCTAGTGTTGTAATATTACCTGTAGTTGCGTTTAAATTAGTTGTATACCACGAAACAACATTACCTGTTGTAATTGTAGCATTAGCAAGTGCTGATATATAACCACCTGATATTACTGCGTTGCCTGTACTAAAGTTTACAATATTAGCTGTGGTAATGTAAGCATTGGCTAGATTAGAAATGTAGCCACCTGATATTACTGCGTTGCCTGTGCTGAAATTTTGAGCATTTAAAGTTGTTAAATTCGCCTCAGTGGAGTTTAAATTAGTTGCATACAGACTCAAAAGATTACCAGTTGCTATTGTGGCATTGGCCAATGCACTTATATAACCACCACTTATAACCGCGTTGGCTGTACTCATTGAGCCAAGTACAGCCGCTCCGGTTACTTCTAGATTTGCAAATGTTGATGTTCCGCCAGTGTTTGAAATATTACCACTAAAATTGGTAGCAAATATATTACCTGCATATAGGTTTCCAGAAACACCAGCACCCCCTACTACATTGAATGCCCCTGTGGTTACATCATAAGCTTCGACTCCCGATGCCGCCACAAGATTTCCAAATACTCGTGTTATTCCGGAAACATTGGCAGTGCCATTGACAGTAAAAGTATCAACTAAAGAATTGGTATTAACACCAAATCTAAAGTTGGTGAAGTCCATGTAGGTAAGCGGCTTGCTATTTGTAGTAAATGCAAGATCAACACTTTGTCTATCTAGGTCTGAAAATAGAAGTGCGCCGCTTATTCTGCCAATAGCCACGGCCGATCCTTATGCAGCATCAGTGCTGTTTAGATTGTGTACTACAACAATTTTGTTAGGGTTCACGCCCGGAGCAGGTGGGGGACTTGTAAATGTAATTGATGTAGTGCCATTAACTGTGTAATTTATATTTGGTTGTTGATAAACTCCGCCAATTTGCACCAATACAGCATTGGCATCAGATTCTGCTTGACTCATGGTAAAGACAGTTTGAACTGCGTCACCAGTGAATTCATCAACTGTGATATTGACCGAACCAATTTTGGCCACTTGATTCCATAAGCCAGCAAAAAATAATTCAACTCGATTATTGGAAGTATTGAATCGTATCTGACCATTCTGTGGTTGATCAGGTCCTATGCTATTACTGCCAAGCGGCAGTTGAACAGCATAGCTGCCGCCCAACAATTGAGTGTTTTTTAAATATCTTCCCATTGTTAAACACCTATAGTGCTTACACTTGCCACAATTGAATTACCAACATTGGCATTGGCTCTCAGTGTGTCCCCGTTTCCTAAAACCAATTTTTCCCAATCAACAATGTAAGTGTCCCCAGCTGTAATTACTTTATTTTTATAAATGATGTTGTTGGCATTGGCAACGAAACCGGCCGGGACTAAATGCAAAGTAAAAGCAGTGGCAGCGGTATTTGTATTACAAAAATACATAGTAGTCACAGCTACTCCACCTGTGCCACTTGACGCTAATACATTTGCTGCTTCTTGCCCTGAATCTACTAAAACTGTGTTGTGTATTGCCATTGTTAATCCTTAAAGTACTAGTGCATAAACAACCGGCGCTATGCCTGCCGCACTTGTTGTTCCTATTACAGCGTAAGTGGTCCCATCATTTGTCAGTGTCCACTTACCCAATGATTCATTCCAAAGAATATTTACATCAGTCAATGATCCTCTATCAACATTTAACCCTGCTGTACCTACAGTAACTCCTGGGCCTGTTTCGCCGAAGTTTACTGTAATAATATTATCTTTAACATTTAAATCCGTTTGACTAGTTCCTTGCACAACCAAGTTGCCATCAATAATCACAGTTCCGGTTGCTAATGTTATGTTTGCAGCAGAATTTAACTTGTTTGTTATGGTATAATTGTCATTGAGACTTTTAACTACCGCCATTTTTCGTGTCCTTATTCAGTGTATTTATGCGTATAATTGGTTTGTTAAATCCAATAAAAAACCCGCCGAAGCGGGTTAGTTTTTTGCTTTGTGATTTATTAATGCACAAACACATTGGCAAAAGTTGCAGTTGCCACATTATCACTGTTACGATATCTGTAGCGATTGTTGCTTTGATCCCAAACAAATTTGTTGGAAATTCTACTTGCATAAAATGCTGCACTTGCTGTGGTATATCCGGCAATGCTCATTGTACTTGCTGTTGAGCTAGGAGTTCCATTGGCCGCATCTGCACCTGCTGCCAGTGTGCAAATAGTAACGCTGGCATTACTGTGGGTATGACTTTCAGTTGCACCAACTGCATTTGCTACCATAAACTGTTTGGCACCTTTTTGAGCAATAATGTATGCGTTAGCATGCAAAATTCCCGCAGAATCTCTAAATTGAACTTTAACAGTTTTAACACCTTCAACTGTTACCCATTGTGGACGACCACCAGTTGCACCAATACTACTAATTGTTGTGCTAACTTCTTGATCAACTAATGTGCCATCACTTCTTTCATGACTGATTTTTAAACCTCTTGCCATTTTATTTCTCCTTAAAAAATTAGCGTTCTAGGCTATACGCGGTTGGCTTTCCGGCATAAACTCTAAGGTTAGAGCGAACTTAGTATTTATTCAGTAATTGATTATAATGCTTGATACAGATATGATCAATTGCATCGCTATAAAAGTAATCTTGATTGGCCTGTAATCTTTGTTGTGTTTCTGGCCTATGAAAGAACTCTGTGAAATCTGTTTTGTATAACTCATCTATTAGCTGATGTACACGGTCAATACGCATGGTAAAGTTTTCTGGTACCCGCCAGTTGTTTACTTGCAAATTATCGTATTTTGCATGATCAACGAAATCATAAAACAAATCAAACCCCAAATATTGTAAAGCTTCAGCTGTGCGAACTGCTGCTAGATAAACCGGTATCTGTTTTGCTATAAAACACTTGTAACTTTTTTCTGACAGTATAGGAACCTCCATAGTATGTTCCATTACTAAATTGCAATAAGAATTTGTGTGTACTGGAAATAATGTACTATGTGGATTATCGTAAGTTTCAAATCTATCATAATCATATTCATAAAAAGGAATATTATTTCTAATTTCGTTATTCCATATTTCAGCTTGCTCGGTACTTAAACTAGGCACACGGAACCCATCAACCACATTAACATCCAAATGTTGATGCTTGTAAATTGTTATTAGCCAATCTGACCTGCGTTTGCGGTAACACTCTATGTAGTTGTATATTTTTTCAGTTCTATAATTTGATTTGTTGCCGCATGCAAAACTATACTTGCGTTCCACATTAAATGTGTACTCTGGATATCTATTATCTTTTGCCCATTTTTTTTGTCTAAAGTACCAGTCTGGGTGAAATGTTGTTTTGGAGTCATTGTCATCTAGCCACAACTTATAATCGCTAGTAAAAAAACCATACTGTAAATTTAACTCATTTGCGTAGTTAATTATAGCATTTTTTCTTTGCTCATAAATTGAGTCATTTGAAAAAAACGGATGACTTTCTACTACAATTAACAATGATGCTGTATCTTTTACCCATTTTAAATGATCGAATAAGTTTTTATCAAATTCATTATCAAACATGCAATTATCAAAGTCAAACATTGCAATATTATTTTTTTGCACCCATTCTGTTATTACAGGTGAACTGTCCTTGAAATTACATTCCAAATAGTCGTAATAGTAATTTTTCATTTTGACTTTATTTTTTCATACAAATAATCTGCAAATATTTCGTGTCCCATTGCATTAGGGTGACACGAACTACCCTTAATATTGTACCAGCTAGCTGCAAAAAAATTATATCTTGCTGTTATCTTTGTTTCAATATCTAAAAAATTATTTTTGAAAATGTCTTTTCTATCTCCTGCAGAATCAATTAATTTTGTAATACCGCCAATGGCCATTTGACCAATAAAAGGCACCACTTGATAATATCGATCAAACTCTACTTGATTTTGAAATACATCGCACCAAGTTTTATCTAGCAACTGTTGTTTGTAAGAGTCTTTATTTTTTGGCCAAAAATCAGTAAACGCTCTAGTAATATAATATTCTACTTCCAAGCCTTGTAACAAGTTTACAAATTTTTCAAGTAACAAATCTTCTGCTTGAGCTAAAAAATCAAACAAATCTTTAGAATTAGATATCATTGAGTTATAAGGCACTGTATATTCCTCTTCATCATTATACCCAAATTCTCTAAAATCTTCTGTGAGTGTAACAGTAATAATTATTCTTCGATAACGAGATTTTAATTGCGCTATTTGCTCAGAAAAAAACTTTAATTTTTCAAACATCCAATAATTGCTACACCCAGGTCTAGCTAATAATATCCAATCAGAATCTAATTTTTCAGAAAGTTTTTTTCCGTAGATTGTCTGCAACCTTACAGGGTCATCGTACTGAGTTATCCAATTTATGCTTCCTAAATGGTCTCCCCATGTCCAACTGTCCCCTACTGTAATTAACAAAGTGTCTTTACTGTTATTTTCTTGGTGTAGCCAAGAAAGTTCTACATCAGTGCCAATGATTGGGTAAACTGTTTTTGTTTTCAAAATATCAAAAATATCATTCATCATAAAGTTTCAATATTGATCTATCATAGTCTAAATTATACAATTGATTGCGATTATGTTCAATTATATCAAAATTATCTTGGTACAATTTAGCCCACGGAAGTTGAAGTGTGTCTTTTACTAATTTTTGAAATACAGCAAATCTCCAACGCACATCATCTATTGTGTCGTACGAGTAATCTATAAAATCAGGAAAGCGAAATCCTAAATCACGCAATCTTTGTATAGTTCCTGAATTAGCAAATGGCATAATAAAATGACCTTTTAACAAAGGTTCAAATGTTTTTTCTGTAATATGAATTAAATTATTATTTTGACAATTGCTTTCAACATAAACACTTAGATAAGTATCATCGTAAAAGCTATTAGGTATAGGACGAAAAGCGCCAGCAGTATCATCGTCCTCTAAGTAGGTACCCAATGAACGCATACTGCTGTATCCTTTGTCAGCGTATGCTTGTAAGAAGTAATACAAGTCTAGTCTATATCCATAACCTCTGCCACACAAATTTAAGTAAGTTCGAGTTCTTGGTCTATTAGCATCTAAGTTATTTAAAATATAACTAGTTTTGCCCGCATAATGATGTAGTATTAAATTCAATGATCTTACATATTCTTCATTGATGTCAGTATAATATAGTTTGGATCTGTTCCACATAAAATCCCATGGTAATATATTAACATTCTCTAATGAAAAATTGCTACTAAAGTTATTAGTCAAATACCATTTGTTAGAATGAGAAAAATTTTTAATAAAACTGCAGAAATTATCTATATATTCATCGCCATGATTAACTAAGTCGTAAAATACTACACGGCCATAATCTTGCGCAGTATTTTTTACCAATTCCTCCCATCTTTCTGTATGCAAACCATAATGGTCATTTAATGAAACAAAGAATGTATCTTGAATATCTTCAACCTTATGTCCTAAAATTTCAAGATGATAGGGAATATCAAACCCCTCAACACCGTCAATGATTGTAATTTTTCTCATAGAAATCCAATAATAAATCTGCTATTGCTTGATGTCCTTGTTCATTTGGATGAAACAATTTGTTTTTAAAATAAACATTGTCTCTTATGTCAGGTATTTTATATTCTTGACCGGTAAGTGTTTTTGTAATTGTAGTAGGCAAAATGCAGTGCTGGTCAATAAAACTATATTTTTGTAAATTTATTTCATTAAAATAACTGAAAAATAAAGTGTCTATACAGTAATTATTTGCAACCTGTTGAAATAAAAAAATAGTCTGTGCTGCTAGAAATTCTGAATAATTTGAATGATCAACTAATCTATAATGTAATTCTTTTACCCCTGATAGATGTCCTATATCTTCTGGTGGTTCTCCTGTGGATTTAATATCACTTGTACTATAAACCGCTTCCGTAGTGATATTTACAAACTCATCAGATGCATTTGAATAGCTAAGATACCTTGATTGTGCAGTTAATCCTACCATAAAGATTGTTTGATAATCTTTGTAGTTAGGATATTGATCCAAAAAATTAAAAAGTTGAACTGATAAATGTCCAATGGAGCTAGCCGGAGTTCCTAAATTTAATAATTTATCCGCCATTTTATTTGCAATCAACTGTGGCCATGCATCAACTTGAGGTTTGTCCAGTTCAGAGCCAAAAGTCCAACTGTCTCCAAACGCTACTAGAAGTCGTTTCATACAAATTACTTATCCAACAAAAAAGCGCCTTGCGGCGCTTTTATTACGCTTGGTCTACAAACTTCTTCAGTTCCTCAGCTTTGCTGATAATATCCGTAGTACTTGGAAAATCTGGCAAGGTTGGATACGGAATAGTTCCACGATTAGCATCAGTTAATTTTGAATGATATTCATTAACTTTTGCTTCTCGAGTTTGATAAACCGGAGTTTGTAGAATAGATTGTGCTAGATGTAAAAGTTCAAGACGAATCTCGTATGGTGTTTTGCTCATGATAACCTCCTTGTGTGTATGTGTGTAAATGCTACACGAGCAAAAGTATTTATCGTGCAAAAACACAGCCAACAAAAAAGGGCCTTGCGGCCCTTTAATGTTTCCCATCCCGAGTGGAAAATTACTGGAACGATAGGTTAGAAACAGCAATCTCACCTAGGTAGTCAGCTGCGTTACCGAACGATGATGCTGTGTTTGTTAACTCAACATAACCATAACGGGTCATAAAGCCTACTACTGGTTCGAATGTGCTAGGATCTAGAACAACACCAGAACTCATTAGAGGAATATATGGGCAGTAGAACGCGGCTGCATCAGCCTCGCTTGAGCCCTTATAACCAACTAGAACAGCCTGGCTATCGCTAGCATAGCTGTCAACATAGATACGCATTGCGCCGTTTAGTGTACCAACAAACTTGGTGTTGGTAGGAGCTTCAAAGGTACCTTCAGTTGTACGAGCAAATGCTGAAGTGGTTGCGCTTTGTAGTACAGTTAGAGCTGCTGGACTTACTACTGCCCAGTTACCAGCGCCACGACGTGTACGTGAAGCGATTAGGTTTGCTGTACGGTTGATTAGAACAGCTAGTGCAGCATGTTCGTCACCAACGAATGTAGCAGTACCGCTAACAGCAGCTTGGTCGAATGTGAATTCGGTAGCAGCCAACGAGCGTAGAGAACCTAGGATCTCTTGGTCGATTTCAACGGTAATTTCTTGTGCTAGAGCAGCCATGATTTCAGCTTCGATATCAAGACCGTGCATAGCTTGTGCATCTTGTGCAGCTTCGAAAGTCCAGCGAGCTGATAACTTACGAGTCTTAGCTTCTACAACTTGCTTTAAGATTTGTACATTGATACGGTTACCAGGTACACCTTCTAGAGTAGAAGTAGTAGCTGCCTTACCGGTTGTAGCTGTACCACCTGAAGTTAGACCAGAGTAAGCAACAGCAATCTTAAATGGGCTTAGTGCTTCATCACCGGCTGTAGTACCAGTAGCGTATGGGCTAGCGGTATCAGTGGTGTTGTCTGCATAACGAACACGCAATGTGTGGATCTGTGCAACAGGTCCAGTCATTGGCTGAACACCAACGATTTCGTTTGCAATAACTGTTGGCATAACACGACGAATCACTGGTAGAATGACTCGGTTTAGTGTTGCAACGTTTGAAGCGGCTGTAGCACCAGCTGTAGCTGCTTCCATCAAGTGCTTGCGAGTGTTTTCGAGGATTACACCCATTGTGGTTCTCTTGGAACCGTTTAAGCCTTCTAACAGAGCGTCTTTAGTATCGCCCCAACGGCTTTCTAGTAATGCTTGTGTCATTTTATTTCCTTTTCTCCTATTTAGGGTTTACTTTAGCCCTGCTAAACGCTTGATCTCAAAAACATTGTGAATGTTTTCTTCGATTACAGGTGTATTAGCAGATTTATCGCCAGTTACTTCTACACGGCTTTCGCTCAACATAGTTTTTTGCTGTGTTGGTTTCTGTGCTGTGTTGTTTAGTACAGCTGGTAGATACTTTTCATATGCATTCTGTAACTTAACAGTTTGCACACTTTCAAGAAGTTCGCTCATGACTACAGCTTTCTCCTTGTTTAAAGATTTCAATAGATTTGCAAGGATGTCCTTACGCTCTGTTGATTCTTTAATAATCTTAATCTCTTTGTCTTTTGATTCAACGATCATTGCAGCTTGTTCTGCCCGAGCTTGTGCCTCTTGCAGAGCTTGCTCTTTTGTAGCAATGACAGCTTGTAGCTTGCGAATTTCTTTGTTCTCGTTTAAGTGAGTAACTGCAAATTCACTTGCAAAAGCTTCAAAGAGTTGACGACCAAACATATTCTCACGAGCAAGTTGGATGTCTTCTTTGAGTTGAGTCATTTCTGACTCTAGTTTCTTGGTAATTGATTCTTTAACTAGTTCTGCAGATCTAGCAATGAAATTTTGTTGTAGTTCAGCAAGCTTATCTTTAGCACCAGCAATTAGACGAACTTTTGTCTCAACTACTGCTTGCTTGTCTTGCTCAAACTCTTGAATTTCTTCTGCTAGTGACTTGATCACAAATGATTCTAGCTTACTTACACTATTCTCATATTGCTTGCGATCTTCGCGTAGTTCTCGGATTTCTTCGGCCAGTTTACCAACCATGAAATCATTGAACTTGGTGCTGCTTTCCATCATGTGAACTTTAAACTTCGCACGATCTTCTGCTAGAGCTTGTTTCTCTGTAGCAAACTCTTCGAGTTCGTTTTGCAGAGATTCAGTTACCATTTTGTCTAGAGCTTCAACCATAACTTGTTTGTCATGTTGGTATCTTTGAGCGAATTCTTCACGAAGTTCTGCACGAACACTTTCACGGGCTTCGAGAAGTTTTGCTTCCCAAGCTTCGCTAATTGCCTGTTTGGTATCTTCGTTTATGATGCCGCTGTCTACCAATGGTTTGATAGCATCTAATAACATCAGGTTTCTCCTATTTTAACTTAAGGTCTTTGATTAGGCGTGTTATGCCTTCTTTCAGGTACTTCTGTACT